GTAATACACCATTCTCTAAAACTCATCTTTTTAAATAAATGAGGTTGATTCCCCCATGAAGCAATATTTATATACATACCGTAATAAGGGCTATTTTTATATTCTTTAAATCTCATTATGTATGGTAAGCAGTTATATCGCATCAATATTTTAATTCTTTCAAATATTTGACTAATATCTTGAATCCAAAAATTATAATCATATTTGTTATTTCTGTCAAAAGCACAAAAAATATATAATTTTGTATTTCGACCTTTTGTTTTGCAATATTTTCGCCATAGTTTAAGTTTTTCTTCAATCAAATCCCTATCAGCAATATTATCAAATGCAAATATGTAATCTCCTATGTATTTACTTTCAACTAACATTCTAGCTTTTTCATCTGTCATTAATCTTATATCCATTCCTTGTTTAAATTCAAATCTTTTGCCTGTCTTTTGCAGTGATTCTAATATTTCTTTCCAATTACTAAAGCCTAAAATATTATCGTCTAACAAACATATATATTTTCTATTTTTATCAAGAAATTCTTCAACATGACTATGTAACTCAACTTTATTATAATTTTTATTTACGCAAAATTCACATTTACGAAAGCAACCTCTAGTTGTAAATCCTATTGAATAATCAGTATAATATTTATAATCTAACGGCTTACCTCGTCCACTTTTTAATTGATTTTTTACCCACTCATCATATAAATGATAGTCTGGCATATGATGTTCTATATAATCTGGCAACGGATCAGCTTTATCGTAAAAGAAACNTGTTCCACCATACTCTACATTATCTAACTGCAATACCCATTCTGGAACATNTGTATCAGTAAATACTTTTGATATATAAATTTTGTCAAAATTATTATTTTTTATTTCTTCGTAGTCAGTAATTAATTTTACGTCATATTTTTGTGATTTCATATATCCGCTAATTTTCATACATGCAAGATTTGGAAATCTATGCTTTGGTCTACTAATTAAGTCAGCATCAATAATTCCGATATATATATTTACCACCTACTTTAGGTATAATATTATATTTGTATTTTGTCAAGTAGATAAACTTAAATATAATTCATCCACTATATTCTTTTTATTCTGTAAGCATTTATATATAAATTCATCTATTGTATTTTTGCCTTGTAATATAATATATGTACATTTATTTGTTTGTCCTATTCTGTGTATTCTGTCTTGACTTTGTTTAAATTCTTCATAACTAAAACTAAGTGAATAATAAACATTATAATTGCAATTCGTAAACGTTAAACCATGTCCTACAAGTTTAGGGTGTGTAAATAATAATTTTATTTTATTGTTTTTAAAATCTTCTATAATTTGTTCTCTATTCTTAATCTGCGAATGTAACGCTACTCCATTAAACTTTTTAGCAAGCTTTTCTATCTCATATATAAATTGACACCATACTATAACAGGTTTATTCCCTATTTCTTCTAATACTACTTCTAATTCATTATCTTTTTCTGTTTCAAATTCAGTAATGGATTCATCTTTATTAATGATAAATCCTGATATTACTTCTCTTAATTTCATCAATTTGGCTGTAAATTCAAACTTACTCCATTGGTTAATATTATCTTTTATATCTTGTAAAATATTTTGATAGTATTTATTTTGTTCTTTTCCTAAAGTAAATTTTCTAATTTCAAATACCTTGTCTGGTAAGTCAACACAATCTTCTTTCTTTAAAAATTTACTTTGTAAAGATAATCTATTAAAAAACATATCTTTGTTTTCTTGTGTTTGATACCATCTGTGTGGATTAGTCATATCTTGAGTAAAGTATCTTGCTAAAAATCCATAGTAATTATTACCAAATATTTCTGGATTGATAAATTTCATTTGTGCAAAAATTTCACTATTGTGATTAGGTGCAGGACAGCCACTTAATATGTATCTATGTGGTATATGTTCGCTTAATTGTAGTAACGTTTGGCTTATTTGTGATGTATGGTTTTTCATTTTACTGCTTTCATCAACTATAATACAGTCGAAATTTTTCTTTAGTATTTCGTTATAAATAATTTTTAACCCTTCGTAGTTGATAACATATATGTCTGCCTCTTGATTTAACGCTTCTATTCGTTTATTTTTATTATTATGCCATAGAGATATTATTTTTTTATCTGGATAAAACCTGTTGCAATCTTCAATCCATGCACTTTCTATTATAGATAAAGGACATACAACTAAAGTTTTATCATAATGCTTTGCTATTTCAAGCCCCATCGGTGTCTTTCCCGTACCCGTATCGGCAAATATAGCATAACAACCTTCATTTAATGCTGTATTTATTATTTCTTTTTGATATTTATATAAGTATGAAGATAAGTCAAATTGCTTGTATTCTTTTTCTTTTGTTTTATATTCTCCACCCACTAAACCTAATTGTTTTAGTTTGTCTAAGGACGATTCTGGAAAATACCAGAAACCGTCTTTAAACCTTCTACCTTCTATTGTACGAATATATGTAATCTTATCTTTCGGAACTGCTACTTGTATCAATAGTAATCCCATCCTTTAGTTTTTTAATTTCTGATTTTTTCATTCCTAATTCAATTAATTGTGCTTCAAGTAGTTTAATTTCTTCTTGTAAAGATTTTTTCTTTGCAGTTAATTGTTTCTTTTCTTCAGCTTCTTTTGCTTTTGCTTCCTTCCCTGCCTCTGCAATTTCTTTTTCTTTAATAAATCTTTCAGTCATTTGTTGCACAGAATCTTTAAGTATATAATCTTCATCTGTAAATTTACTAAATCTTTTTTCTATGGCAAGATTATAAAAATCTTCTCTTAATTCTATACCTATTGCATTTCTATTGTTTTTTATAGCAACGTAGTTCACTGTACCTGCACCTGCAAATGGGTCTAACACTGTATCACCTGGATAACTCCAAAGTTTAATACAACGCTTAACTAATTCTTCAGCGAATGGCGTTGTATGTCCTATGCCACTATTAGGTATTTTCCATACACCGCTTGCCCATTCTGCCCATTCTTCTAATGTAATGTCTGCACCAATAGCTTNTTCTGTTTCTCCTGCTTTACGGTAAACATATACATATCCCCAATTTNCAGCTAATTGTGTATCTTTGTCTTTTAAGTTTCTATACCACAAAGCACCATCAGCAAGCATAGCTCTTTGTGCTGTATACTTCTCCCATATAGCTTCAGTCCATAAAGTAAATCCTTTATCTAAAAATATCTGATTAATTCCACCTACAATACATTCTTTACCACGTTTACCATCTCTACCAATGGTGTAATTATAATCTTCAAACTGAATTATAAATTTACCGCCTGGCTTTAATACTCTATAACATTCTTCAATTACTAAACTAAGAAGATAATAATATTCTTCATAAGATTCGCAATTTGAAAGGTCAGCAGGGTCATTTGAATAAACTCTAAGATTGTGATATGGAGGCGATGTAATAATTAAGTCTACGCTTTCGGGTTGTATTTTCGGTAATTCTTTCATGCAATCTCCATGAATCCATGTGTTAGTTAGTTTTGTCATATAATCTCTCCTTTATTATGTTTAATTTTATATTAATATTTATTTCATATTTCATTATAATATTATATTTGTATTTTGTCAAGTTTGAATAAAAATTAGATTTTATCTAATTTCTATTTTATATACCTTTTTAAGATAATTTAAGTCTTCATCAGTGAAGAATCCTTTTTCGATTTCGCCATATCTATTAGCAATCATTATGTACTTTCCGTTGCTTAACTTTTTAAAAACCAATTCACCATAGTAATACATAAAACATTCTCCTTTCTTTTTTCATTCAAAAATCTAAATCAGTCCTAATAATATCTCCTTCGCTTGCAAATGAATATCCAAAATATATTGGCTTNCTATTTTTATTTATTAAATAATAACTGGTACAATTATCATCATCTGATTCTGCGTAAATTAAATCTGATGTGGCACATCCTTCTCTACGTAGTCCAATGTAATAATTGTGGTTGTAAAAACTTATCTCAGGAATGTGTTGTAATGCATCTAACGGAACACCATTATAGCTTTCTAAACTATTTCTTAATTTAATATTCATAATTTATCCTCCATTACAGTATTATATTTATATTATTTAATCCAAAATTTTATTTTCATTGCTAGTATTAATTAATCTATTAAAATACGCATTAAGTTTTTCATCTTGTGTAGCGACATTTTTAATAATAGTTAACCAATCATAATTATTGATTTCACCTGCATATTCACTCATTACTTTATATATTGTATATAAACCTTGTGCTACTCCTAAAAGATAATATTTATACTCAGACGATTCTTTGAAAATTTCTAAGTGAATATTTTCTGTTTCTGTGCGTCTATAATATTTATTTAAGTCTTTAATATCCATAAGATAGACCTCCATTCAGATAAAAATATTATTGTATTAAATTTTTTATTTGCTCATAAGTTTCTGTACCACTGTAAATATAATCAGATATAAAATATCCATATTTCTTTTGATTGTAAAGTTTCTTCATTTCGATACAGCACTCTTTGAAATTCACAATCCCATTTAATAACACGACTATTGGAAAGAAAATTGTATTAAGAATAATTACCTTCCAGTTATAAAACCTATGGAGTAATACTGCATGTTCATTTATATAATATT